GTGATCTCGAATGCACCAAGGACACCGACTGCCTTATTGGCGGTCAGGGTGTTGTCGATGGTGAAGTTCATGTCTTGGATGTACGTGAACAATGGGGCCGGTGCTTCATCCGTGGTTGAGTGCTGCTGCATGTTGATGCGAGCGACATCAGAGGACGAGTTGTACGCCTCCGACTCAGTAAGAGCAGGTCGTGGTCCAGCCTTCAAGTTGGTAGGCCCTGCCACAGTTGATGCGACCTGCTCGACCGTGGTTCCCATGAACCCGATGTCGAAGGTCATCTTGTCCGCAGTCGCGATGTTGATCTGCAACGTCGCAGGAACCGCACCAACGAGGTATTCAGCCTGTGGCGTCGTGTGCGTGTCGTCGGAATAACCGAGCTGCCGTTCGATCTGGTAGCTGCGGCGAACAATGTCACCTGCCACACCACGGTTGCGCAGTCGGCGAGAGGCGAAGAACACCTTGACCGCTTCCGCAGGGGTCTCAGCGACCATGGTCGATTCCGACTTGTCGAGAGTGACGACCGTAGGTCCGGTGCCAACCACCGACCGGACCCGCTTCCAACCGTTGTTCGCTACAGTCTGGCACTGATCTCCAGTAACGGCAGTATCGTCGTCGCCACCGATGAAGATCCATTCACCTGGGATGCAACCGAGTTCGGCGAAGTCTTTGGCAGTCAGTTCCAAAGATGGGTACGCACCACCAGGCGCCACAACATCAAGATCACCAGCAGCGAACTCGAACCCAACGCGGCGAATGGTTCCAGTCTGTCCCGCCTCGTCAACCAATGTCTCAGCGACGACAATAGTTGTCGCTGTTGATCCTGTTACGGTCTTCAATCCGTTGTTTGCCGCCGTGTCAAACCCTGACACGAAGATCAGATCTCCTGCTGCGTAATCACTTCCGTTCGCAGTTGGAACGGTGTAGGTATCTGTTGTGGTTACAGCAGATGATGAAGTTTCGTCCTTGTCTTCGATGTCCGCATAGAAGACACCTTGTCCGATGTCAGGCAGGGCTTCTTGTGTGATGTCTCCACTGAAACCACCCGAGGCATCAAGATCAGTTAGGACACCTTTCTTCCGCTGACGATCATTAACAATCGGTGCACGGGCAACGTTCGTGACAGATGGCCCAAAGTCCGAGTAGCTGTTGGGTTCAAGTTCCACCCATGGGTTTGCCGCATTGGCTACGCCAAGGGTCGTCTCTTCCTGATACGCGAGACCAGTTACATTGGAGTCAATTTTGTTCACTGCGGTCATGGTGGTTGTCCTATCTGATCAGGTCGTATATGAATGTAACAGTCAAAGCCGTAACGTACCAAGTACCTTGTGGCCCAATGCTGTTGATCCTTGGGTTGCGGAACCATACACCACCGGGGCTTTTGGTACCTGTAAATGCGTCGGCGGCGACAGAAATAAGTGGAAGCGCGTGGACGGATCCCTTGTCTGCCTGAATGTGCAGGAGAGCCACCAGGGAACCTGTGTACTCGCTGCGAGACCCAGCTGGTCCTCGCAGAGAAGCCGTCCTAGACGCCTCGTGGATCGTCTCTACGCGGAGATAGGGTTTGGGGTTTCCAAAGGGGTCTGCCGCACCCTGCTTGGGGGCGGCTACATTTCCCCACACGACTGGGATCCCATAGGTGTCCGCATGATTCTGCCACGCTTCCATAAGCATGGTGTTCATCTCATTAGTGGCCTGTTCGTGGGTGGCTATCATCGCGCGAGCCTCACCTGATACATAAGTGGGGAGCCACCAGGAGAGAGTGTGTGGATCTGCACCATCCGATACACAAGCCCGTGGTCGATCAAACGATTGAACGTGGTCAGGTCTACAGGATCCCCATTGGCATCGAGATTTTCCGTCGCCGCAATGAACGCGATCTGCTCACCCGATTTGACACTTGTTTGATCCACACCTACCGGATCCAACATCTCCAGAGATCCGAGATCCTTCTCGGAAACCGGATCAATGAATGCGGCTGTGGCTGTGATCGTTACTACCTCATCTGATCCATACCAAGGCATGTTTGGATTAGTGGGGGTGGTAGAGAGTTTGACAAGCTGTACCTGTCTTCCGTTCTCTGTCAAAAGCTTCAATGCCGTGCGACCGGCTTTCACATAGTTGATGGCCATTATCCGCGCATGATCTCCGTATTTTTAGAGATAAGTAGATCACGCAAGTACATGTCAGCAGCTGGGTGGCGAGCCAGTGATCCAGATGTGGCTGGGTTGTACCGGGTCTCGGTCTCCAGGGGACCGACCTTCTCACGCACAGATATGATCTCACCTTCGCCCTCACCGTACACAGCAAGATCAGCTCCCTGACCTAGAGTTTGTCTAGGTCCCTTTGGTGGTGGGTCCGGGGTCAGGTTGCCATACAGGAGCGCACGGAGCGCATACTCGGCGGTGGCCTTCTGAAGCTGACTTGGCACTGCGGAAAGTATGTAGCGATTAGGACTATAGGCTCCAGTTCGAGGCCACTGGAGACCTTGAGCATCGGTGGTCTTGTAACCCCTGAACAGTGGTCCATAGACACGATCAATGTGATCCGTGGCTCGTATGATCGCGGCCTGCTTCTGCGCCGTGGTTACAGCTACCAATCCAGCTGTATCTGAGAACAGCCATGCTGTTTGGTCACGGTCAGTGTGGTACTCGTCTGCGAAGGCCACCGCGATGTACGCATTCGCTCCAGCAACACCAACCCCTGTTTCTTGTGTGAATGCCATGGTTATCTATCTCTCACAAACACGTCTATGGTGTCACCGATGTTCAAAGAGGTAGAAGAGTGAATGGTGAATGACGCAACCGCCTTTGATACACTCGGCACTCGGAAAGACACTGCTGCACCATCCTCCACTTGTGCATTCACACAATACGTTGCATCTCTCATACCTGTGCCTGGGATGGCCACCGTGTCGCTGTCACCTGTGGCTGACCAAACATGCTGAAATGATCTCTGTTGTTGCGTCTGGCTGGCAGCAGCTGTTGGTAGTGCAGGCGCCGGTCCTGCACTGATCTGGGTGTCGGACTCATCAACAAAGAATCGACCCTTGTCAACGATAGGCTCGACGCGACCATCAGCGGTAGAGACCCAGACGTCGAAGGTGTAGTGCGCACCAACCGTGAGTGGTGCGGTGTCGGCCTCAACGAATTTGATCCGGGCTTGGCCCTTGGTCGCTGATGCACTTTGATCTAGGTGTTCGATCTGCGCAGCGCTTGTGGAATCCTTCTGGATCACGATGGTGCCGCTGGCATCTTTGACCGTGCAGTACACGATGCCACCATCGAGATCAGTTCGTTCCCGACTGATCTCCACACCATTCTCATCAAGCGTGATGTCATTGGCCGTCACAAGGCGGTTGACCGTCGCCCATTGAGGGATCCTGATTCGTCCTGGTGTGCGGAAACTCATGTTGATAACGTGCCTGCGATGGTGGTGTCTTGATAGATCTTACCACCTATAGCCAGTGGTTCGGAGACAGTACCCAAGATCGGTAGGCCGTTGCTAGGGTAGGTTCCGTTGGCGGTGCAAAATATTGCAGAAAGGGCTTGTGCCTGGCCCACCAGGGTGCCCAGGGCTTGACCGTCTGCGGTAAGTGCCCAGACCGAAAGCAGTTGGGCTGTGCCCGCCACACGTTTGTTGGCTGTGGCAGCTACGGAGACTTCCGACGATGCCGCTGCGCCGCCTGTAGTGGAGCGTGTGGCGCCTGCGGCGCTGGTCGCTGCCGCGATGGCCGAGACTTGAGCCTGGCGGCGAGCGGTGGCCTGCGCTGTGGCTGTGGCGGCGCTGGCGGCTGCTGCCTCTCCTGCCTGCGATGCGGTCTGTAGATCTCCTGCTGCTACAACTGTGGTCTCGCTCGCGAGGGGGGCTTCTCCCTGGCTCGTGGTGGTCGCCTGGCTGGTGGCTGCGCTGGTGCTCGTGGCCGTGGCCTCGGCGTGAGCTGTGCGCGTGGCCTGTGTGGACGCCGTGCTTGTGGCGAGCACGGTGGCGGCACCGGCCTGTGTGACGACGCCGATTGTGCCATCGGCGGTCGCCGTGCTTGTGCTCAGTATGTCTGCCGCGCCGGTCTGTGCCGCGCCGACCACCCCGCCCTCGGCGACAAGTACTGAAGAGCTGGCTGGAGACGCCTCGCCTTGCGTGGTCTTGAGTGCCTCGGCTGTAGCA